GGGCTGCCCTGTCGACGCCCTCAGGCCCTTCGAGATCCATTCCCCGTTCGGGTCCAGGTGGTCGGGTTTGGCGGGGGCGGCGTCGAGGAGGATCGGGTTGGACGGGATGGAGTGCGCCGACTCCAGGTCGTCCGAGATGGTCGTGACCGTGTAGACGTGGGTCTTCTCCCGGTCGGCGTTCTCGTGGACCCATTTCGTGTCGGTGCCGTTGACGGTCCCGATCCACATGCCGTTGTCGTAGACCTTGGCGCCGGTGACGTACGTCGTGGCGGGCGCCCAGCGGATGACGACGTTGTAGTTGCCGCGGCCTTGGCGTTTGGCGACGACGGCCTCGGGCCGGTTCGGGGTGGACGCCACCCACGGCGAGTCCGCCCAGTCCGACCATTGGCCTTCCGTGGTGCCGGCGGCGATCCGGTACTGGAACTTGTCGGCGTTCCACGTGTTGATGTCGAAGTAGTCGGTCTGCCACGAGTAGAGGGTGCCGAGCCGGTACCATTCCGTCGTCGGAGTCCGCCGCTCGATCGCCTGCACCGCGTAGGGCGCCTGCTGGGTCGTGTTCCGGTCCCAGTGGATCTGCAGGTTGAGGCGCCCGTCGGGGGCGTGGGTTTTGATGACCCGGACTCCCGTGGGGGCGTTCGGCTTGTTCTGCGGGCGCCGCGGGATCCAGATGCCCCCGGTGACCGAGCAGTCTCCGGCCGCGTTCGAGATGAACCGGGCACCGAAGGACACGTAGGTCTCGGCCCCCCATTTGAGCGGCATCTCGATATTCAACTGTTTGAGAAGGATGGTCTCCCCACCCTTCAAGTTGATCGTGTTGTTGACCCACTTGCCGGAGAAGTCGCCCCAGACTTCGAGGGTGTTGAAATCGTCGCGCACCCACCCGGTCGTGTTGTACCAGATGTTGAGTTTGACGATCGTCTTCCAGTGCCCAGGCGACACCGCGTCGTATGCCAGGTCGTATCCGAGAGCCGAGTACTTGTTGCGGGGGCCGAAGATCGGCATGTCAGACTCCTACTCCTTGCATGCGGCGCCGGTGCGACGCGGCGTTCTTGACGAACCGTACGACGTCGGCGACGTCGCTCATCCTCGACAGGTCCGCGTTCACTGTCACATAGTATATTTCATCGCCGCCGCCGCCGGCGTTCGCGACCGCCTTGTTGATCATCGGCTGGAGCTTCGGCAGAGGGATGACCGCCTCGTGGTCCCGGCCTTCGCCGACCACCGCGAGGGTCGCCTTCGTGACGATTCCGCCTTTGGCCATCTCGGGGATCTTCGGCACCGAGAAGCCCTTGCCGCCGATGCCCGGCACCCACGACGGGACGTGCAGGCTGATCCGGCCGACCGTGTTGTTCCAGATTTTAGCGATGAAGTTGAACGCCGCCTTGAAGACGTTCTTGATCGCGTTACCGATCCACTCGAACGGCTTCGTGATCGCGGTCCACGCCCCGGAGAAGAAACTGACGAGCCCGTTCCAGATCCCCTCGGCTATCGCCTTGATCCCCGTCCACGCCGCGTTCCACACGGCCCTGACGACGTTCATGGCGCCCGAGATGACCGACGACAGGATGTTGACGGCGCCCCGGATGACCGCGACTAGGCCGTTCCAGATGGCTTGCGCCACGCCCATGAGCCAGGAGAAGACCGCGCCCACGCCCTGGATCACCGGGACGATGCCGCGGATGATCGCCGCCAGGGCGGAGATGATCGGAGGCAGGATCGCGCCGAGGATGTTGATCACCACCTGCATGACGGCGATGAACGCCTGGATGATCACGTTCAGGACGGGGAGGATCGCCTGGATGAGCTGCATCAGCGGCGGGATCAGGGCTTGGATGAGCTGCATCAGCGGGGGCAGGAGAGCCTGGGCTATCTGCATGAACATCGGCAGGAGGGCCTGGATGACCTGCATGAGCGGCGGCAGGATGGTCTGGATCATCTGCATCAAGAACGGCAGGATCTGCGCGAGCGCCTGCGTGATGATCGGCATGATGGCTTGGGCGACCTGGATCAGCGACGGCAGGATCGCGTTCATCATGGAGACGAGCTGCGGCAGGAGCTGGACCGCGAGGTCGCCGATCGCCTGGAAGGTGATGCCTGCGAGCTGGGCGAACATGCCGGCCATCTGGCCGATCGCCGGCGCCAGGGTGGTCATTGTCTCCCCGAGCTTCTGGAAGACGGGGGCGAGGCCGACCGCGAAGGTCTGGACCGCCGGGGCCACCGCGGTGACGACCGCCCCGAAGCCCTGCACGAGGGCGAGGAGCGCGGACTGGATCTTCGGGTTCTGCAGGATCCCGGTGATGGTTCCGATCCCCGTGGCGATGATCGAGCCCCACTGGCCGATGACCTGGCCGAAGAGCGGCCCCGAGTTGACGAACGTCATGACGAGGCTGCCGATCGCCTGCGCGACCTTGGAGGCGCCCTGGTTGATCCCGGCGAACAGTCCGGTCAGGCCCTTCTGGCCTTCGTCGGATTTGAAGACGGCCTTGATGTTGGCGACCGTGTTCGCGAACCCCGACATGCCCTGGGTGCCGGCGGCGGCGGCTTTCAGCACGGACCCGAAGATCGACATGAGGTCTCCGAGCACTTTGAAGAAGAGCTTGGCGGCGTTGATCCCGTTCTGCATCCACCCTGTGATCCCGCCCGCGTTCGACATTTCGATCCTGTCGAGCCAGGCGTTGAACTTCGACGCCACGTTGTCGATCCAGGTTCCGAAGGCCGGGAAGAAGTTCGAGCCGGCCGCCGCGAACCTCGCGAACCCTTGGACGATCTTCTCCATGGCGGGCGACAAGTTCTGGAAGCCGACCGTGGCGTTGCCGAGAATCGTCTTGAACGACCCGGAGGCCTTCCCGGCTCCGGAGGCTATCGACGCGAACACGCCTCCCATAGCCCCGGACAGCTTGTAGATCGAGGGTCCGAGCTCGCCGATCAGTTTCTTCGAGTTCTCCAGGATCGGCGCCTTCGCCTTCGACCAGAACGCGAGTTCGATCCCCTTCTGCACCTGCTTGAGCGGGCCTTCCAGGTCCTTCAGGTAGGTGGAGGACTGCTTGAGCGCTACAGCGGCAACGCCGGCGCCCGCGGCGAACGCGGACATGATCCCGACTGCGGGGGCCAGCGACGGGGCGATCGACTTCGCGGCCGCCGACAGGTGCCCCATGCCGGTGATCAGCGGCCCGAGCGTCATGGCGCCCATCGAGATCTTCATCGACCCGGACAGGATGCTCTTCGTCCAGGACGCGAACTTCTTCAAGACGCGCATGGCCTCCAGGACCTTGACCTGGAGCTTCCACAGGATGGTCTTGTTGAGGCCGAGCTTGTTCATCGCGGTGATCGGTGCTTTCGCGATCTTGAACCCGATGTTCCAGGCCTTCGGCGCCCGCTTGGCCATCGCCTTGGCGAACGCCCCGGCCTTCGACCTGGTGGCCTGCGCCGCCCGCGAGTTCCAGACCGCCCGCACCGGGAGGGTGGTCCCGAGCTTGAAGCCCCTCAGGGACCCGCCGATGACATCCTTCGCGCCGCGGCCGAGCGAGGACGCCGAGCGTTTCAGGGAGGCCCCGGCCTTCGCGAGGTCCATCGTCACCCTCGCGGGGATCTTGATCCCGAGTCCGCGGCCGACGCGGCCCAGCATCCCCGTTAGTCCGCGACGGAGCCTGCCGACGCCTCCAGTGAGGGAGACTCCCGCCCGGAAGACGAAGGCGCCCGCGGCGCCGACGGCCTTCCTCACCGAGCCGATCGCCTTGCCGATCGACGTCGCCGAGAACACCCCCCACATGGTGACGGTCAGGGTGCCCAGCGTGGTCATCAAGCGGCGGGCGACGCTGTTCCCGGACCCCTTCCAGGTGGCCTCGACGAGGCCCTTGATCGGCGTCAGAGACTTCGACAGGTCGGTGCGGCGCCAATGCGCCACGACTTCCGCCCTCGCCTTCAACGCCTTCGAGGAATTCCAGGCCTTCTGGAAGTGCGCCTTGGCGGTCTTGGCGAGGTTCCCCAGATACGCGGTGTCGATCTGGGGCCATATCCACATCTTCAGGTCGGGGAACGCCCTGAAGAACGCGGCCTTCAACTGGTCCAGGGATCCGGGCCGGAAGACGGCGCCGACGTACTTCCACCACGTGTCGCCCTCGACCTGCTTGCGGGCGTCCCGCAGCTTGTCCAGTTCGGTGCGGACCCGGATCTTCGGCCGGACGGACTTGAACGCGGCCTCCGCCTGCGCCTTGACCTTCGCGACCGACGCCTTCGACAGCTCCGCCTCGACGTTGATCTTCGCCTTCGCTGCCTTCGCCGCCGCGTTGAGCTCGGTCTTCGCCTTCTCGAACGACGACTTGTCGAGAGTCGCCTCGACGTCGACCTTGACGTCCCGCAGCTTCGCCTCGACTTCGCGGCGGATCTTCTCCACCGTGCCGTCCTTGAGCTTGGCCGCGACATCGAACTCGGGCGGGCGCCGGTTCCAGCGCTGCCGGATCTTCTCCACCTGCTCGCGCAGCTGCCTGGAGAACTTGGAGACGTCGGGTATGACCGACAGGGATACGCTCCCGACACGCCCCTTCATTCCCGCCATACCCGACGTCCCCTTCCCTTTTAGTGTGTGACTACGCCCATTCTATCGAAGGCTTCAGTGAGAGTCTTCGGCGTCGACTCGTCCTTCACTTCGACTCCCGGTCTTCCCTCGTAGGCGTTGACTTCCAGTTCGTCCTCTTTGCCTCCGAGAACGCCCCGGAGGTCCGCCCGAAGCATGCGTATCTCCTCGACTACCGTCGCCAGGGCGGTAGCCTCCGGCCCCCAGTCCTTCCACCGGTTGTCCTCCCACATGTCCTTACGCACCAGAGATCCACGCTCCCAGCCGAGCCTTTCCACGAGCTGCCTCGCGAGAAGGTACCTTTCGGGAGAGTCGACCATTGATACCTCGAACCGGTAGAGAGCCCACAGGTCTCCGGCCAGGTTGGGGGTGGAGAGCACGACACGCCTCAGGCTCCCAATTCCCCCACGGCGCCCGCGTACAGCATCGCGAATTCGATCCCCGAGTTGGGGTGGCCGCGGAAGAGCGCGTCGAAGTCCGTGGGGCGCAGCGCCGCGTTGTCCCGCACCCACTCGTAGACGTCTGCGAGCGCGTAGAGCGTGTCGGGGGTGATCGCGGCTTCGAGGCCTTTCCCTGCGAGTTCTTCAGCGTCGGCTCCGGAGGCCTTCATGAGGATGGCGTCCAGGCGCATGACGTGGGCGGGCGAGAGCGCGGAGGGCGGGATGACTTCCCTGTATTCGGGGCGTTCCGCAAGCCTTTGGAATTGGGTTTTGTTTTCCTCGGGTTCCGCCGCCCCAGTCTCCTTGGGGATTTCTCTGGTTTCGGCCATGGTTTCCTACTCCTTTTCCCCTACTCCGGTAAAAGTGTGTTTCACGGGAAACCGGGCCGTGGAGTAGGCGCCGGCCCGGCTTCCCGAGTCGTGCTCCGAGTTCTCAGCCGGCCTTGCGGGGCGTGAAGAACTGGATGGCGGTCCCGTCCTGCTTCGAGGACAGGGCCGAGGCCGACAGCTGGATCTCGAAGAAGTTCTCCGGATCCACCTTCGGGGCGTCGCCCAGAGTGATGGACGCGTTGGGCAGGTAGATGCCCGCGAGTCCGTTCTCCGTGTCCTTCATGATGACGAAGAGCGCCTTGGAGACCGTGCCCGATGCGGCCTTCGCCTTGTAAGACTTCGTGCCGTCGTCCCACGACCCCGAAGGGAAGGCGAGGGACATGGTTGCCTGGGTGACCTCGACGGAGTTCAGCTTGAGGGTCCACTTGATCGCGGACACCTCGGTGCGTTCCGCGGGGTCGTCCCACGTTCCGCGGACCTTGACTTCGCCGCCGTCCTTGGAGAGCTCGGGAGCGTTCTCCTTCGACGTCGACCCGAGCCAAGTCCAGCCGGTGAAGGTCTCCTGCTTGGTGACGTCGAACTTGGAGATGTCGAACGTCGCGGTGTCCACGTCGCCGACGAGGACCCATCCGACGCCCGGGATGATCGTGTTCTTGGAAGCCATGTCAGGCGTTCCCCTTTCTGTCTGTTCCCTACCTGTCCAGTCTCGTTCTCGCGATTAGGGATACCGCGAAGGAGACTACTGCGTGCTCTTGCGAGGCGCCGTTGTTGGCCACAACGATCGGCATCGACACGATCGAGAAGGACGTGACGGGTGCGAGCCGGGATTCCTCGACGGCCGTCCGGATCTTGGTGAGGATCCGGTAGGCCGTGTCGAAGGCCTTCGCCCTGTCCTTGTCGAACAGGTCGAAGTCGGTCACCCACTCGACCGCGCGGCCGCCGCGGATCGGGTTCGCCGCAGTGGCCCTCACGGTCACAAAACGGTCCCTCGCGTAGGAGGAACGGTCCGGCGCCACCTGCACCAGCATCCCGTCGAGTTCGCCCGGCAGGAAGCCGCACAGGAGCGATTCCACGCTGTCTACAGGCATCAGGCGTGCACCCTCCTCATGGCGATCGCCGCGTTCCGCATGATGTGCAAGCCCTGCACCCACTGCCCCCCGTTACGGATCTCCGTGCGGCGCCCCACCGTCCGGTCCACCTTGCCGTGCCCCCGGTTCCCGGACAGCCTGTGCCCGAGTTCGATGTGCATCGCCGCCGGATCCGTCGCCACGACGTGCCAGTCCTTCCGGCCACCGCGGATCACGATCTTGCCGATGTAGTTCCCGGTCTTGTTGTGGATCGCCGCCATGGCCAGGACGAAGCCCTTCAGCTGCTCGGCGGCGAGGATCATCTCGGGCGCGTCGTGCGCGAGGTTCGCCGCGGTGTTCTCGCACCACGGGTAGATCTTCACGCCGTCAGCCATTCCCCTCGATCCTCCCCACATGCCTCGCCAGCACTTCCCAGTGCGCGGTACGAGGCGACCCGTACATCCGCTTGCCCGGACCCGCCTGCTCGAACCGATCCCCGTGCCAGTCGAACACGGTCCCGGCCTGGCCAGGCCAGTCGCGGGCGATGACCCGCAGCGTCGACCCCGGCGCCATCTCCACGTCGCCGGCGTCCTTCGACGTCAACCACTGGGGAGTGCACCGGACCCGGACGGGCTCCGACGAGACCTGCCGGAGCGTCCCAAACTCGTCCCTGCCCATGACGGGGACGTGGACGGTGACCTCCGAGCGGCCGTCGAGGAGACTCACTGGAAGAAGCCCCCTCTGCCCGTCTCGATCCTCGGGGTGAAGACGGATCGCTCTCCCGGCGCCCCGTATTGGGGCTGCCGGAAGAACAAGCCGGGCCTCAAGCCGAGCCTGCGCCTGTCACGGTCCGTGAGCTCGATGTCGCCGGCCGTGTTCGTCGTGTCGTAGGAGTAGCGGTATTGGCCGTCTGACTCGGATCTCATCGACGCCTCGGGATTGCGCAGCCTTCGCGCGACGAGCGCCGCCTGGACGTCGCCGGCCCTGGCCGTGAACTCCTCCGACCACTTGTCGACGGGAGTCTCCACCTCGGAGACGATCGCCCTGGCGGCCTCGTCGAGGAGCGCCTTCACGTAGGCCTTCTCGTTCTGCGTCAAAGGACGCAGAAGCTTCGCCTCCACATGCTGCTCCTCCGCGCCCCCGGGGAAAGATCCGAGTCCCATGCCGCTACTTGCCCTTCTTCCCGGGCTTGTCCTCCTCGGGGACCGGTTCCTCCTCGGCGTGGTCGCCGACCTTGACGAACCCGGTCCCCGGGGCGACCCCCCCCGG